ATGCCAGACGGCCAGCCCGCGACCGAAGCCGTGTTCGGAGCGCCCCTGCAGATCCGCGACCACGGCCAGGAGCGCGTCGTGGCGATCCGCGGACGGGCTGGACGTCTCGTCGTTTTGAAACGGTTCGACACGGCGGCTTCCCGCTGATCCGACCACGATCATGGCCACTTCAAATGACCCAGACCCGACTGCACTGCGCGACTGGAGTCGACCGACCGAACGCATTCGATCCGAGTTGCACTGTTTGGGGAGGGCGCTGATGCCCGACGAGCAGACTCTCGGACGGACTGTCGCCACACTCGTGTTCATCGTTGCCTGGGTCGCGATGGTTCTCGGCCCCTCGTTCGTCGGTGCCGAGCCCGTCCGCTACGAGATCCGGATCAGCGTGACGGCGATCGTGTTTGCCATCTTGGGCCGGATGTGGGACTTCGAGGTCCAACGCGTCCTGAACGGTCTTCCCCTCCCCGATGGCGGCGAGACGCAAACGAACGACCAGCAGAACGACGACTAATGGGATTCGTCTTCAACTGCGACGGTTGTGGAATCCGTGTAGATCACGCCCCACCGTTTATGGGAGAGTTTCGGGAGACGTTTCTCAAAACCGATGGTGGACAGTTCGCGGAGTTCGAGCCTGGGCAGACGGTGACGCTCTGCACAAAATGCTGCGAGGAGGTCCTTCTGTGACTGGCTGTAGTATATGCGGTGGCCCTGTCGACTGGCCGGAGGAGCACCACGATAACCACCATCGCGGAGATAACGATCCGGACAACCTTCGGCCGGTTCACCGGCGGTGTCACATGCAGCACCACCGAAACGAACGCGCCGTCGACCACTTGAGTGAACAGCGATACGGGCCGTCGAACCCGTCAAATCTTGGACCCTGACGAAACAATGCCCATGGACATTGACGAAGATGAACTAATCGGCGACCCCGTCACGGAGGTACCAAAGCGGGAGCCATCCGACGAGAACTGCTTCGGAAAACGATGGGAGGAGCGCGACGGCGTCAACGTGTTCGTTGGCTACTGCCGGTCCTGGCCCGGCCGCGGGACCGACCACGTCGGCGAGGGGCGATGCAAAAATCACGGTGGTCGCAACGACGGGGATAACGGTCAGGGAGCACCGAAAGGGAACGAAAACAGCCAATCGCATGGTGCGTTTAAGAAACACTTCCGGAGCGACCTCGAGCCGGCCGAGCAGAAAGCGATCGACGACCTCGTCAACCACTTAACGGACATCAACGACGAACGGGCGATCGCCGCCGAGTGTGCGGCCGAGGCTCTCATGAAGTACAAGCGAAGCGCCGACAGCCGCTTCCTCCGCGAGGCCCGCCAGTGGTTCGCAGAGTTCAACCTCATCCCGAACGAGGACGTCTTCGAACACACCGGCGCCGGTGGCAGTCCCCTCGAGGTGGTGATCCAGCGTGAGCGCTACGAAGAGTGAGGATTCTGTCACGATTGGGGGCGAGTACTGGTCGGCGCAGCTCAAGGTGTTCGACGCCCTGGAGTCCGACGAGTTCGACCTGGTGGTCTTTCGAACCGGTTACGGCGGTGGCAAGAGTCTGCTCGGGTCGGACTGGATTATCGGCGTCGCGACCAGCGTCGAGAAGAGTGACAACCTGGTGATCGCGCCAGACGCCCAGAAGGGCGCTCCGACCACGTATAAGGTGTTCTTTGAACGTCTTCCGGGCGAGGATACCGTCCCTGACGAGGGTGGTGACCCTGAAAATAGCCCGATCGTCGAAAAATACCACGCCCGTGACAAGCGAGTCACGCTCGTCAACGGCAGCATCATTCGACTCGGAAGCGCTGACGTCTGGAACCGGTACGCTGGCGGGGAGTTCAACGCCATCTGGTGCGACGAGGTGGCCCACTACGAGCACACTGATCTATACGACCTTCACGAGATGCTCGTGACGCGGCAGCGGACCGCCGCCGGACCGAACGTCACGTTGTGGACGTCGACCGGTAACGGATTCAATCAGTTTTACGACGTCACCGAGCGCGAGATCGAGCCATATGAGGGTGAAGAGCGACCGCTTCCGTGGGCAGACGCCATGGAGGTGATCGTCGGCAGCTCCCTCGGCAACCCCTTCCTTCACGAGAAGGAGAAGATGAAGCGCTCGTTCGAAGACACCGAGCGGGCGAAACAAGCACTTCACGGTGGGTTCGCGGCACCGAAGGGGTTGGTCTACGGTGACTTCACACGGAACGTACACGTTGTCCCGGAAGACGACGTCGACGACCTGGTCGCCGGGACCTGGCGGATGTACGGCTACGATCACGGATGGAAGGATCCTCGGGTAATTCCGGAGATCGGAAAGACGAGCCACAGCCAGTTCATCGTCAAAGATCTGTTCTACCGATCTGGGGTCAAGTACCAGGTGGCTGTCGACTGGCTCGTCGAGAACGACAAGCCTCGGGGAACAGTCTACGCCGAGCACGAACCCGAGCACCAAGAGGCGTTTCGGAAGGCTGGCTACCCGTGCGAACCGGCGATCAAGGACCTTGACGAGGGCATCCCGCGAGTAAGGGAGTTCCTCGAAACGGACGAGCAAGGCCGCCCCGGCCTATTGGTTTCCGACCACTGTGTCGAACTCATCCAAGAGTTCCAGAGCTACAAGGAGGAGCACGTCGGGAAGTCGGGCGCGAAAGACCACGCACTCGACGCCCTCCGCTACGCGATCATGGGTGATACCTACCTGGACGAGGATGGCGCCCGCTCGTACTACGATCCAGCAGAGAATTCGACGATCACCCCCCACCAACCGGAGGACCTGTAGATGTCATGGAGAACAACGTTGGTGCGGTGGATCGCCCGACTGCTGTTCGTCACCGTCGACGAGGCCGTCGACTGGGACGAACTCGACGTCGGCGAACACATCGACCCGGTCGAGTACATCGACTGGGATGAGCTCTCGTACGAGGACCTCGAAGAGCATCTCGACGAGCGTCACTACCGCGACCCCGTCGACGATCTCCGGGAACTTCCTGACGACCCGGACAGCATCTACTACTGGGAGTGCTCGACTGAGGAGGCGGCGACGCAGATCACCAACATGCTGCAGTCACACTTCAAACACGAACTCGGCCGCTCGCCGAACGCCGCTCACCTCGTGCTGACCGACGTCGAGCAGCTACGGACGCTTGATCCCGACGAACTCCGCGTCTACACCCAGCCCATGGGAGGTGACGACTGATGGAGGCGGCTGATCTGGCGTTTTACGCGGGGACCGCGATCATCGTCTACTCTCTGTGGGGGCTCCGATCAGCAGGCGTTGCCCTCGTAACTGCTGCACTGGCGATGGCTATCCTTGCTGGAGGTGACAACTGATCATGCCCGTCTACAGCACTCAGACCCGGCAGATGGCACCGAGCGACACACCGAACGAGCGGGCCGGCCAGATCCCGCGGCAGTTTACCTTCGAGCCGTCGAAGGGCGTCCCGCGCTTCGAGGACCTCATCTCTCTGCGCGTCCTCGAACGCAGTCCGACGATCAGCCTCCCGATGAACACGGTCAAGGACCAGATCACTACCACAAACTGGTTCGTCCGGCCGGCTGTCGACAGTCCAACGACGGCTCACGAGGAGGCCGCCGACGAGATCGAGACGTTCTTCGACGGCAACTTCAACCCGAACAACGAGGCGTTCGACCATCTCCTGAAACGGTGGGTCAACGACATCCTCTCCCCAGACGCCGGCACGCTCGAAAAGGTCCCAACGACGCCCGACAGCGACGGGAACGCCTGGCTCTCGGAGCTGTGGCATCTCGACGGGATCACGATGACCAAGCAGCTCAACGAGCACGAAGAGATCCCGTCGCCACCCGACGCAGCGTACTACCAGTTCGCTCCCCGAAGCGCCCTGCCGCATCACACCTGGGACGACGTCGTCGAGTCGCTCGGGCACCGGGACGTGGTCTACTCCTACGGCCGGCGCCAGCACGACCCGATATCCTTCAGCCGTGATCAGGTCGTCTGGGTCGAGACAAACCCGCGACCCGAGACCCAGTACGGCTTCGGACTCGTGCAGCAAGCCCGGAAGTGGGCCGAGATCCTGCTGAACGTCGACATCTCCAACAACACGTACTTCTCGGAAAATGAGGTTCCGCAGGGCGTGATGGCGATTGCGTCCGGATCCCAGAAGGAGATCGAGCGCAACCGGGCGTACTTCCAGGACACGATCAAGGGCCAGACCGATCACATCGTCCCGATCTTCGACGCCAAGCCGGAGGACGTCGGCTGGTTCCCCATTCAGGGGACGCCCGAGGAGCTGCAGTTCCTCGACAGCCAGCAGTGGTACCACAAGCTCGTGTGGTTCCTGTTTGGGCTCAACCAGGGGGAGATCGGCGATAGCGCCGATGTCAACCGATCGACTGCATCCGAACACAGTCGACAGGTGTTCCGGCAGACCACCCGCCCGATGCTGGACGTCCTCGAACGCGCGCTCAACGTCGAGGTCCTCCCCGCGATGGAGGCCTACTGGCGCGTCGACGGTGAGCTGGAGTTCGGCTTCGAGATCGAGCACGAGCAGATGGAGGAACTCGAGCGCCGGCGGCAGTCGGAGGACCTCCAGAACAAGCTGACGACGCCGAACGCGATCCGGCAGAAGCGCGGGAAGGACGAGGTCCCCTGGGGCGACGTCCCGGTCGAGGTCGTCGACGCGATGGCGCGCAAGCACCCCGAGTGGGCGATGGAGCAGTGGGGTGGCGTTCCCGAAGACGAACTCCCGTCGCCGGGGCTCGGTGACGATCTGGACTTGTTCGGCGGGGGCGGCGGAACGACCCCGTCCGCGGACGACGCTGACGGCGCCGGCGATGACGACGACGACGATGAAACGGGGGGCGACGAGGGAAACGCGGACGGCGGGGACGCGAGTCACCCGCCCGCTGATCGGCACGACGAGGATCCGGACTTCCCCGAGGAGTTCCCCGCGATCAAGACACTCGTCGGTGACCTGGCCGACGAGGTCAGCCGTCACATCGAGGACGCACTGAGTGACCTGGAGGACGACGTCGAAGACGCCTGGCCCGACGACTCACCCGACGACGACCGCGGGCTCCTCGTCGACGTCGACGCGATCGTCGACGACGTCCAACTCCGGGACCAGCTGCTCGACCCGGTCGTCGATGCGAACACGACGGCGATGGAGGCGGCCGCCGAGCAAGAGGCCGAGCGCCTCGAAGACGAACTGGAGCAGGACTACGGCGCCCCCGCGGAGGTCGCCCAGATCGACCTCTCGTTCGACGTCGTCGACACCTTCGCGTGGGAAGCGATGCGCCGGCGGGCGGCCCGGAACATGGTGAGCGTCGAGGACACCGTCAAGGAGCAGGTCCGGGATGTCCTCCTGGAGGTCGCCGATGAAGGGGGCGACGTCGGCGACGCGACCCAGGCCCTCCGAGAGGAGGTGGACGAACTATCGGACAACCACTCCCGGCTCGTCGCCCGGACGGAGCTCCCGCAGTCCTCGCGGGAGGGCACGCAGGCCCTCGGCGAGGCAACGGACGTCATCGCCGGGAAGCGCTGGATCGCGAGCAACGACGCCCGCAGCCGACCGTGGCACGACGCCATGCACGAGGCCGTCGTTGAGGTCGACGACTCCTGGACGGTTCCCTCGGGCTGGCAGGGCGAGCCGCATTACCAACCGAGCGACTACCCGCGCGCAGCGCACGTCGTCGGCGAGGATCAGCCCTTCAACTGTCGTTGCGTCCAGCAGAACGTCCTCGACGAGGATCTCCCCGACGACCTCCGTAACCTCGACGACGTCGCCGGCGTCGGCGTCGACATCCACCTGTCCGACCTGCAGTTCGACGTCTGGCGCGAACACGCCCGCGACGGTGAGACCATGACGTCACTGCTGGAGCGCGTCGACCAGAACCACTCGCGGAACACAGAGGCTCCCGGAGTGCTCGGCATCGGCAAGGGGAGCTACTACCAGTGGATCAAGGAGTTCGGCGTCTACTGACGCTCGTTTAAAAGTCCAGTCGACTGAGCGGCGCTATACGGTAGGGATTCCGGCCCAATAGCCTGCCCTACAGGCACAGATATGGAAGCAACAACGGCCCCGAGTAGCGTTCGAACGCCCGGCGACGTCGACACCACGGGGGATCGCGAGTGGCTGCTGACACGCCCCGAGGAGACGTCGGATGTCTCGATCGACGAGACTGACGACGGGCAGACCGAGATCACGGTCCCGATTTCGTCGACGACTCCGCACCGGTCGGGCTCTCGCATGTCCGAGAGCGCGCTCGAAGCGATGGCCTCGCAGCTTCGCGAGGGCACCGTTGGCCTCTGGGACGACCACGGCCTCGACGACTACGGCTGGCCGGAGTACCGCCGTGAGGACATGTACGGCTGGTGGGTCGCCGGCGAAGTTGAGGACGGCGTCCTCTACGGCACCGCCCGGCTCCGCGAGGGCGACGAGCGGTCGGACGACCTGGTCGATCAGCTCGACCAGGGAATGCCCATCGGCTTCTCGGTCGGCTACACCCCGACCGAGGAGGAGTGGGTCGAAGCCGACGACGGCGACCTCGAGGGCGAGGAGGAGCGCGTCATTCGGGACGTCGACCTCCTGGAGACATCGCCGGTCGGGATTCCGGACAACCCCCGCGCGTATGCCGACGGCAGCGCTTCGGCGGCCCGGACCATCGCCCACTCGGTCGCCGAGTCGGGGATCGACCTCGACCGGCAGGCAGCGACGGTCGTCGCCGACGGCGTCACGGACGCACTGGAAGACATGAGCGAAACAGCAAGCGAGGGCGGCGACGATCCCGCCGACGAAGACGGTACTGGCAGCGAAACGAACGGCGGCGATGGCGGTGTCGAACACCGCCAATTCTCCGACGAGGAAGTCGAGGAGATCCTCGACATCGTGGGCGGGGCGATCGAGGAGAACATGTCCGAGGCCCTGGACGAGATCGGGGCGGAGCTCCAGGGAGAGGGCGAGGAAGAGGCCGGCGACGGCGAGGACGACGAGGAAGAGGAGTCCGGCGGGGATGACGGCGACGACGATGATGACGAGGAGACGAACGACGCCCTCGAGGAGATCCGAGCGGAACTCGCGGCGGTCCGCGAGGAGAACGAGGAACTTCGCGCCAAGGTCGACCGACTGAACTCGGAGACCCGCGACTCCGCGGGGCGGAAGGGTATGGCTGCGCCGGGGCAGACCGACGACGGCGAGCCCAGCGAGACCAGCGACGCGGACGCGGAGAGTACCGACACTGAAACTGACGACGGACCCACGAACGCCCTCGACGAGGCGATCATGCTCGGGGGCGACTGATCATGCCTGAAGCACAAGAAACCATTCGCGACCTGATGGAAGGATCGTCGAGCGCCTTCGAGGCGCTCTGGACAGAACACGACATCCCTGCGATTCGGGAGGTCGGAGACACGAAGATCACTCCGGTCTACAACCGCGGCGCGTTCGCCGAACGGCTGCGGGCTGATCGGTCGGATCTCGACCAGCGCGCAGCCGAACTCGAAGAGGCTGGGCTGGAGGACCGAGCCGAGGCACTCCGCGAGGCAAAGGTTTACCGCGGCATGGGCAAGCTGGCGCTCATCCGTTCGGCCGCGGCCGACAGCTCCGAGGGCGTCGAGACGGCCGTCCTCGAAGAGATGGAGGCCCGCAACGTCATCGACCGGACCGTCGCGGAGGAGTCGACGCCGCTTGTCTTCGATCCGGAGGTCCAGGAGACGCTGAAGGGCGACGCGCCGCTCATCATGGGGCGGACTCGACGGCGTGGACAGCAGGGCTACACGCTGGTCTTCAACAGGATCGACTCCCGAGAGAGCCCACTCGGTCGCGTTCCGGAGTCGACCGCGCGCCGGCTCCAGGACTACGCTCGCGACTTCGGCTTCAACCGGCAGGACGTCGACATGAAGATCTACGCCGACACGGCGGAGATCTCCGACTTCTCGGCGACCGCGTCGGCGCACTACATGGACCTGGACGAACTCGGCGTCGGGTCGCGGATGTCCGAGTTTGCCCTGTTCATCGAGCAGGAGGGGCTCTACGGCCGGTACGAACTCGACTCCGTCAGCGTCGACGGCGACGGCACGTTCGAGTACGTCGAGGGCGGCGGCCCGCAGTCGGCGCTCGAAGGCGGGTCGCCACTCGGCGACTACGCCGCCCGCGGGCTGGCGGAGTGGTTCCGCCTCGCCCAGGCAGCGATCGACAACACCAGCACCAACGTCGAGTCGCCGTACGACATCGTCGTCGACAAGAGTTCGACGACGTCGGACTTCGCGACGGACCTGAAGAGCGAGATCGCCGCGATGCTCCAGGGGCCGTTCGCTACCCGGCCGAGCGACCTGGAGATCTGGTGCTCCGAGACCTTCAAAGACACCGTCGAGAACGACTTCGTCGGCCGGGCGCGGCATGACACCAACCAGAACGTCATCCAGTTCGGTGGCGAGGAGATCAGCATCAAGCAGGATGTCGGGCTCTACCCCAGCCACAACGTCGACGAACACACCTACGTCGCCCAGGACGAGGACGGCGACATCCAGGACGCCTGGGACGAGTACGAGAGCGGCGACGCCGACTACGAGAGCCGATCCGTCGGCGACGAGGGCGACGTCTTCATCGTCAACACGGCGGCCTGGGAGGCCCGGGAACTCTCGCCGCTGTCGACGTTCCCGCTGGCGGTCCGGGGGGCCTCGAACGAGGTCGCGATGGTTCAGTACGGCGCCAACGTCGAACTGTCCGGCGGCCTGTTCGGTCGCTACCTGCAGGCCTACGGGATCTGAGGTATCCCATGAAGTTCAGACACCGGGACGCGCCGAACGCCGCGGCTGGCAGCGTCAGCTTCGGCGTGCGGGACAGCGTCCCCATCGACGAGGACGACGCCTTCGAGGTCGACGAGGGCCGCGAGGACTTCGAGGACGTCTACGACCGCCTCGTCGAGGCCGGGCACGACCCGCTCGACAGCGACACCGACGACGACACGGAGAACGACGGCGACGGCGCCGGAGACTCTGACCCGCCGCAGGCCAGCGACTTCACCGAGGATGAGCTGGTCGAGATGGACCGGTCGGCGCTAAGACCGATCGCCGCCCACTACGACGACGTCGACGGCAACGCCAGTGGCGACGAGCTGACCGAGGCGCTCATCCAGAAGCGTCGCGAGGAGGTCGACGACGATGGGGCGTGAGCTCACCATGCGGAACGGACGGCCGGGCGAGCGCTGTCCCGAGTGCGTCGAGGCCTCGAAGGACGAGTGCGACCACTGCAACGGCAACGACACAGAGGAGGGGTAGCTCGTGCAGAACGTCTTCGAGATCGACGCGGCCGATCTGGACGAGGTCGACGGGACGATCGTCCCGAAGGAGCTCGCCGAGGACGCCGATGACGACGCGATCGACGAGGATGCCTACGAGTTCCCCCGCCGTCACCGCAGCATCAAGCACGAGTGGGGGATCAAGGTCGTCAACGACGCCGACCAGGACATCGACGGAGTCCCGCTGCTCACGACCGACGACGACGAAGCGTTCGACGAGTACGTCGAGGTCGACCCAACTGCGACGACGATCGGTCAAGGGACCGCGCCAGACAACGTCGAACTCTTCGAGGGCGACATCATCGCCAACAGCGTCGGTGTCGAACTGACGCCGGCGGCCGCCGCCACCGGCACCGTCAAGGTCGTCTTCCAGAGCCGGCGGATGGGGTGATCGCTCGTGGGCGTCTGCGGTGACACCAGCGTCATCAAGACGCGGACCGGAGCGACGCCCGCAGCGTTCGGCTTCGACTCTGAGGCCAACCCGGAGGACGCACTCGACACCTTCATCGAGCAGCTCCAAGAGCGCGCCTCGAACGAGGTCGAGCGCTACTGTGGCCAGCGTTTCGACGAGACGACCCAGACCACAGACTACGTCGAATCCACAGGACGGGAGCACATCCGCACGCGGAACGACCCCGTCCGGCAGATCCACTCGCTGAAAGAGGGCGGTCGCGAACTCACCGAGGGCGAGGACTTCCGCCTCGTCCCCGTCCGCGGGATGCCCGAGGAGAACATCGGGCGGCTCAAGCGCATCGACTCGGGTTCACGACGGACGTCCCGGCGGTGGCGACCGGGCGTCGAGATCGAGATCGAGTACGACTGGGGCTACGACGATACGATGCGCCCCGATGTCGTCGACCAGGTCGTCGAGGACATGGTCGTCAGCGTACTGAACGCCGCCCTGCGTGAACGGCGGGCCGAAGGCGTGGAGTCCGAGTCGATGGATGGGTTCTCCGTGCAGTACGGCTCGGAGACGCCGGGTGAACGCCTGGAGCTGACCGACGCCATGCGTCAGAAACTGGAGCCGTTCAAGCGGCAGGGGAGTGCCTGATGCCGGCCCCTGACCGCCTCGTCGCTGAGCATGGCGAAGACGTCGAGCACGAGTACGTCACTGACTACGACCTCGACGCGAACGGCCAGGTCGATCCCAGCAGCATTGCCACGCAGACGGACACGATCAAGGCGATCGTCTCGCAGCCGAGTGAGGACGACGAACGCCGCCTCGAGGGCCGGCTCTCGACCGGCAGTCTGCGACTGACCGTCGCGAGTGACCGGGACATCCGGGGTGATCGTGGCGGGCAGTCCGACAAGATCCACCGCGACGGTCGGACCTACAAGGTCGAGGAGGTCCGCGACGACGAACACCCGCTCACGGGGACGCGCAAGCAAACGGTCATCGCCGAGCTCGTGGGAGGCCGATCATGAACACCAACACAGCACACACCGGGAGGAACTGATCATGGTACAGTCATACAGAGATTCACCATCCGTACTCCGGCGAGACGTCGACGCCGACGGTCGGGATCTCACGAACCTGAATCTGCTAGAAACAGATGACGGATCTATCGCAGGGTGGCCGTTCGGTCGGGCGTTGGATCAAAACTCGTTCAGCGACCGCACCGAACACGCGGGGAACGTCGTTAGTGTCAATGCAGATTCGTTTCATGAGATATTCAGCAAGGCAAATGCCGTGTTTGTTCTCGGGGGGGTCATCTATGGCAACCAGCCGAGTTCGGTGCGGTACACCTGGGACGACGGCACTACCGACATTATCTATACCTCTCCCGCTGGTGGTGACGACTCAAACAGCGATATATCAAGCCCGTTGTTTGTCGAGCCTGCTGAGGGAGTCAAAAAGTTAGAGTTTAAAAATAATGCAGGGGCGTCGAGAGACTACGGGTACAGGGTGACCACCCTATGATGTATGTTGTCGTCCCTGGGGACAATGGTGGTTATCAGACTCACGTCGGCCCCGACCACGTTATCGACGACCTCAGTCTCCCCGACAAGGCCGAAATGTTCGACAACCCGTCCGACTTCAGCAACCGACTGTCTGAAATTTCCTAAGGCCGTATTCGGGGGCGTTCCAACATGCTACCCATGAAAATAAGTGTACAAAGTGAGCGGTAGCTTCGGGGGCGTCGTCGGGTGATACATCTATCAACTTTTGTTCGAAACGGGAAGGCGTACGAAAAGCCGAGTCGGGTCGCCGCCTCGGCTCAGCCTTCCGTGCGCTGGAGGGCCTTCTCAGTCCGCTCGCCGGAGCGCTGCAGGTAGTTCCTGGCGACTGAGAAATCTTCCCACCCCATCAGACTCTGGAGTGAGAGGACGTCGACGCCCTGGTTCGCGAGCGTCGTCGCGCACGTCGCCCGGAGGCAGTGCGGGTAGACGTCGTCGGCGTCGAGCTCCCGAGCGCTCCGGGCCGCCCGCTTCACGCGGCGGTTGACGGCACCGACACAGCTCTGGAAGCTGTCGAAGCGGTCGAAGTAGCGCTCGCACGCGATCCGGGCGCGCGTCGACGCCGCGAGTGGGATCTCCCGGGCGGACGCCTCCGTCTTCGGGCTCCACATCATCCGCTCGGCCTCCTCGATCGACAGGCCCTCGTTGTGGGCGACCATCGACTCGGCAGAGTTGCGACAGGTCCCGCAGATCCCGCCGTCCTTGCCCTTCTCACACCCCTGGTGCTCGGGGATCTCGATCATGCCACGCCGCCAGTCGATCCAGTCGGCGCGCATGTGAGCGATCTCCGCGCTTCGCATCCCGTAGCGCCCGGCCGCGAAGACAACCCATCTGCTCTCCAACTCGAAATAGTCGCCGTCAAGGTCGTACGTCGACTCGACGAGCAGCTCGAACTCGCGAGCGTCGAGCGCGTCGTCCTTGGAGTGGCGGACGTCGCCCCGCGCTCGCCAGGCGGCCTTGCCACTCCGGTCGCTCTTTGGTGTTTGGTCGACGCTCATCAGTCGACCCCGCAGTGTCCGCTGTTTTCACACTCGATACAGCCGTTGCTGTCGTGGCCCGAAGACTCAAGACTCCGGGCGGGCGTAGCCTTCATCGCTTCCGTCCAGGAAGCACTCGGGTCGGGTGTTCACGCACCCGGGCCGTTTCTCAGACGATCAACGTCGAGAAGAGGCGCTCGTGCTTCTATGCTTGACTTTCAGTTGCGATAACATAACGTCCGCGTCCAGTTTCACGCTCTGAAAAACACGGCCGTTCACTGCTCGAGCCGGCGCTGTACGTAATGGGTTCTGTGTTCATGGTCCGGTATGACCAGTTTCGACGTTGAGACCGACGTGTACGGCGGCGTCGACTTCGAGAAGGCTGCCGAGGACGCCCTCGACACGATCGCCGTCCGCGTGCTGGAGGCCTGGCGCGAGAACATGCTCGACGCGGACTACCGGAACACAGGGGAGACGATCAACTCGCTGACGATCGACTCGCCGTCGAAGATGCGGCGGGTGATCGGGTCGGATCGGATCGCGGCGGTCATCGGGGAGTACGGTCGCCCGCCCGGCGCCGGCCACCCGCCGCCTGACAAGCTCGGCGACTGGGTCCACGAGCAGGCCGGGCTGCCGAACCGCGGGGGCACCGTCGAGTGGGACTTCGGGGACGGCCCCGAGACCGTCACGTTCAACCAGGTCGTGTTTTTGATCGGCGCCGCGATCGACGAGAACGGCCTCCCCGCCCATCACTTCGGGGAGCGCGCGGCGAAGGAACACGACGTCGGCGAGCTCGAGCGCGAGGTCGAGAAGCGGATCGACCAGCAGATCGAGGCCCAGGAGACGGGCTGACCCGGCGCTCGTTTATACGTTCAGTGCTGGGTTCGGCGCTATACGGTAGGCATCGGAGGCCCGATGAGCGTCCAGTACCGCCGCTCGCGAACAAGCGAGTGAGAGCAACCAGGCCGAACGAGGCCACACACTGTGAGCTCAAACCCGACGCTCGACGCCGCGACGTTCAGCAAGCAGCTCATCCAGGACGAGATCCGTCCGGCGCTGTCGACCTACCTCGGGAACAACTTCACCGACCCCCAGGCGAACAAACGCGGCGACCCGATCCCGGACGAACCCGGGACCTGGCCGCCGCTGGTCGTGACCGCGCTCCCCGGCGGCGGGCGGGTGCTGTACCCGCACGTCGTCGTCCAGGAGGGCGACGACTCCGCCGGACCGATCGACACGCGTCACGACTTCGACCAGCACGACTTCACGGTCGACGTGGAGATCCACGGGACGACGTCGACGCAGATGTTCAATCTCAGGGGCATGGTCCGGGGGTACTTCCTTGACAACCGGGAGGCCCTGAAGGATGCGGGGTTCGCGATGGAGGGCGACGACGCGATCTCCGGGTCGTCTGCTGACTGGGACCCGACGAGCAAGACGGCGTCGTGGTCGATGAGCGTGACCGGGCTGGTCCACACCGACTGATCCATGCCAGACACAGATCCAGACGCAGACGACGAACCCGAGAAGCACGAGTACCGCCTGCAGGACGGCGTCGACCGCGTCGTCCGCTCGGGGGTGGTCCTCGAGGGCGACGAGTCCATCGAGGCCTACCCCGACATCGAAGAGGAGCACGGTGACGTCCTCGAGCGCGTCGACGGCGCCGAGGGGAGTGACGCATGAGCGCCCGCTACGCGCTTGCCTCGGAGGGGGTCGTCACGTACGGGATCGAATCAACACCGTACACGGCTGAGGATCCAGCGGACACGGAATTCGGGCTGACCGACGAAGACGTCGAACCCCCGAACGAGAACCCGCAGACGCCGATGACAACCGGCGGGCACCGGCGCGGGCCGTACCTCAACAGTCCGGACGTGAAGGACTACGAGTTCGACGTTCCGACGGTCGTCCACAACGCGGACGTACCGCTGGAGTGTGCGCTCGGGGCGCGCACGACCACCACCCAGAACTCGGGGAACGCCGACGAGTACGAAGAGCATCTCTTCGAGGAAGCCGACCGCCTCCCGACGATGACGATCAGGCACGTCCAGGAGGACCTCGACTTCGTCGCGAGGTACGTCGGGGCCAAGGCCAACCTGGATGTGTCGTGGGAGGAGAACGCGCCGTTGAGCATGACGCTCGGGGTCGTCGCTGCGGCGTTGGAGTACGACGACACAGAAGCGGCGCCCACCTTCTCTCCGACGCTGTCGACCAACGTTTCGCCTTACCGGGCGCACATGAAAGGCGACGTCGTCCTCTCGAACCCAACGGACGACTCGGTGATCAAGGCGATCGCGACGGTCAGCGCGGGAGACCTGTCCTGGGACAACGGACTTGAACCCCAACATCACGGTGATGGTCGGGATGCATACGCCGTCGCGGAGACGACGGGTTCCGAGAAGTACGACATGACCCTGACCTGGAACATCCGGGACACGGAACTCTACGAGCGCGTCTACAACGACGGCGACCCTGTCGACATCGAGATCCCATTCACTCGCCAGAAGACGAACGGCACGATCGTCGACGGCGTCATCATCCGGTTGAACGACGCGACGCTGATCGACGGCCCTCTCCCCAACCAGGCGGAGGGAATTCTCTCAGCGGACGTCGCCGTTGCGCCGCGTTCGACTGAAATCGAAATCCGAAGCACACCCTGATCCATGAGTGACGACACCACCGACGACGCAGACAACACAGACGAACTGACCGGCGAGGAGCTGCTCTCGCGAGAGCGAGACCTGCGCGAACAGCGGAAGGAGTTCGTACTGGAGTACCCTGACGGCGCAACGGCGACCTTCGAGTACAAGATGCTCGACGAGGAGACGCTCGACCAGATCGAAGACAAGTGCACGAGCGTCCGTCCGTCTCGGGGTGGCGAGCACGACGTCGACGTCGATCGGTCGACGTTCCGGACCGAACTCATCATGGAGGCGACGACAGCCGCGCCAGATGGGTTCAAGCTCACCCGTCGGAACGTCGAGGAACTCTCCCGAGACACCCGGGAAGCGTACGCCGACGCCATCGAGAACTTCTCTCAGATGGGGGACACTACGCGACAGAAGTTTCGTTGAGTTTGGGAGGGGAAACAATGTCGACTTCGACGAACGCTGGCAGCAGACCGTCGTCCAGGAGCACGCGATCTACTCGTCGTACGGGCACCCGCCCTTCGATCTCCGATCGACGCTCCCACGGAAGATGTACCGGGCCCACCTCGCGATCCTCGAGGGACAGGGGCTCGAACAACAGGAGCAGCAGAAAGAACAGCAGCGCCAACAACGGCGCGCAAACCGAACCCCCCGGGGGTGACGCCTGATGGCAGTCTCAGAGGTCGCTGTAAAATACGGCGTCAAGGGTGCTCGTGCGGCCAGACGGGCAGATCAGAAGGTCCGCGAGTCGATCCAGCGGACGGCGAAAACCGCTCGCGAAGAGTCGGGCGTCATCGAACGGAGTCTGGGAGAATTGGGTCGCCAAGCGCCCTCTGCGTGAACCACTCAACCTTTGTGTGACACTGGGGGCAAAGAGCCATTAGGTTATATTCGCCGTTGCCCCCACCGTACTTTAGCGGGACGATGTGATGGACGTGCATTTTGGTGTCTAAACTACTCTCCTCACGCCCGCAGAATTCACATTGCCGCCCACTGGCCTCCCTCACCTGCTCAGCAGTCCTCTGCCATGAACCCTCTCCGATTGTTCTCGCCAGCGTCTGGGTGAGGCGCCTCCCTCCATTCCATAAGGGGTGGTCTTGGCCGAAAGAATATGCTGGATGATCGCCGTCTGTCCACTCATCAGACTTCCAATCACTCACACACTCTTGGGAGCAAAATATTCTCCCTGCCCCCGGGTCAAAATCCCCCACCTGTCGCTCAAACCGACGTCCGCAGTAATGACAATTGAATTCACGGTGGGTCACGGTTTGTGACTGGTACCAGCACTCTTTGGAGCAGAAATTCCGCTCCCACACCTGCGACGGTTTTTTGCTAAACTCCTCTCCGCAGTGGTCGCATTCAAGCGACACCTGATCCCGCAGATTGTCGGATAGCGCTTTGTATTTGCACTCCCCTGAACAATAATTAGACTCGGTAGCCCGCGACTGTTTCACGTGGTACGTTTCTCCGCACCACTTACACACATTCTCCACCTGCCGCTCCATTGACTCGTTATGGCATTGTTTTGAACAGTATGAACTCCGGTCCGAGTCCGATGGGATGACCCAATATGTCTCGCCGCACTCCTCGCATTCTTTTTCTACTCTCGTCAACTCTGGCAGCGCCTCGCCGTGTGCTTGGGTGTGGTGGGATTGGAGTCCGTGTTTGTTTTTGAACCCGTCTCGCCCACACGTCGGGCACTCAACGCCCTCCGGAGCACTCGCGTCGGTCGACATGCCTACTCCTCCTCGCAGACGACTTCGCGCAGTTCGTCGAGCAGACCCGGTCGCGCCTCAGCAAGCACCTCGACATCCCGCACCATCTCGTCTTCGATCCGCTTCCGCACCTCCCACACGACTTGCTGCCGCCGGTTCTCGCTCACGTCGGCTTCGCCGGTGAGTACTTTCCTATCGTTCTCGGTTAGGAGTCCACGGGTTCGGGCCACTGCAGTTTGCATCTTCGCAATCACTCCGATTTAGTATACCGGTCCCGGGAGGGTAATTCTTTGCCTATCTGCAAAACTTTGCCAATAGGCAAAGTACTAAGTGGGTACGTTGCGTATGTGCAAATGAGAAGGACGCCGCTGTTGGGTTGGTTCCTCACAGAACTGCCCCGGTGCTGAGACACCGAGGCGGCGGACTTCTCGGAGTGACCCAAGATGTCCGTTGAACAATCGACCCTGGGCGGTATTGAAAGTACCCCCCAGAACGACGCCGAATCGTTCACCTACCACCACGAACCGGCCGCGCAAGGCGGCGCCCGCTACGTCCGCTGTGAGGGCTGTGGCCGCGAGATCGTCCCCGCCGACCCCGACCGGCTGCTTCACCGCGACGGGTGCCCGAACGCATGACCGACGACTGCCTCGGCCCCGAACTCCGCGAGTGTCCGGTCTGCGGTGCCGTCGGCCTCCCCGAGCGCATCGACGACCACGACTGCCAAGCGTTCCTGAACCGGCGGCAGTGGGGGACGACATGAACCCCCCAGCCGCCGCTCAGGCCATCACTGGTATTGCACTGACCGGTGGGGGGAAGACGTACTGTTCCGACTGTCAGAAGCCACTCCGCGAAGGCGACCGGGTCGGTATCCACGCTTACCGCCGGCGCGGAGATGGATCGTGGGGGATCGACCGCGTTCTTTGCCCCGAATGCGACGACCGAGAGTCCCACGCCAGCCGGCTGTACACCGATGAAGTCGAAGCCAGGGGCCGCCTCGCCGTGGTGTCGGATTCGACTACCGGCAAGGCGAGCCTCGTGGCGCGGGACGTGACCGTCGTTCATGAGAGTCCGGCCCGGGACCGGGGTGGGGGTGAGTGAGCCGTGGCGACGAACTCCCCCCACTCGACCAGCACCCACGCACGGGTGATCTGCGACCTGCTCGCCGCCCAGCCCGGCGGGGAGTGCGACGCCACCACTTTGCAAGCCCAGTACCGGGCCGTCGCGGCTGACCGGTACCGGGGGCGACTCGCCGAGCCGCTAACTGAGCGTGGGGTTCGCAATGTCCTCCGACACCTACGCGAGCGCGGCACCGTCATCGCCGAGGGCGACGGTTCCAACCGCGTCTACCGGCTCACACACGCCGGCACCGAACGCCCGAAACATGAGCGACGGTGAGAAGTGGCGCGCCGCCGGGCGCGACGCCGCCGCCATGGCCTTCGATGATGCTCGCCACGAGGCCGACCGCCGCGGGTACGAACTGGTCATGGCGATGTACGACGGCGACGACCCGACGCCCGACGACATTCGGGCGCTCCGGATGGCGCTAAACGAACAGCGTCGCCTGCTCGAAAATCTGCTCGCCCCGGCCGCGGGGTGTGAACCCTGGGCCGACCCGGTCCCCGATATGCCATACGGCCGGGGGTGGGGGGTCTACGGGGAGGGGTAGGAGGCGGAAGGCAACGCTGTCACGAGCCTTCGACCACTGACGGTTCTAATTTTTTACCCCGTTGCCACATGGAGGTGGGTCGCTTTAGCAAATAACCAAAAAGGGCGACTAACACTCCGGGGACAAGTCCGATAATTGTGAAGGACATCAAAACCCCCAGAAAAACGAACGACCCTCCAATCGCCCGAGTCAACAACGACCTCGTGTGTCCGCATTCGGGGCACTTTGTTTTCCGAGAATCGATTACCTCCCCGCAGTTTAAACAGGGTTTCCCCCGAGGAGCGACCCCAAAGAAGTCACTGGACGCCCCGGGCTCAAAACCACATTCCGGGCATCGAGTTGCAGCGACCGGGACTTCCGAACCGCACTTTTGGCAAGTGCCTGTTTCCTCTCCCATGTTTGAATGGTTTACACGTTAGGACATATCAATTCTCCCTGTTGTCTTTATACGTTCGGCGCTGGGTTCGCCGCTATACGGTAGGCGTCGGAGGCCCGATAAGCGTCCAGTATCGCCGCTCGCGAACAAGCGAGCGAGAGCAAGCAGGCCGAACGAGGCCGTCGAGCATGACCACAGTTTCGGAAGTCGCACTCAAATACAGGGTCAAGGGCGCAAAGCAAGCACAGCGGAAACAGCAAGCCATCCGCGAGGAACTTCAGCGTACCGCAACGGAAGCGGAGAAAAACTCCGGCGTCATCACTCGTTGGCTTGAACGAAACAAAACTGCGCTGGTGGGAATATCTGCGGCCATGTTGGGAGTTCTGGGGGTGATCATGAATGAATCCCCGGCAGTACAAGCCGAGATGGGGCGGATACGCCTGGCGTTCTCCTTACTCGCAATGGAGCTTGGACAGTCACTCCAACCCGCCTTTGCGACAATCGGTGACGTTCTATTGGAGGCCGTTACCTGGTTCAGCGGTTTGCCTAAACCAGTTAAGAATTTCACCGCCGCGGTTGTTGCATTGACTCCCATCGTCGCCGGGTTGGCATTGGTTATCTCGAACGCCTCTGCCATTCTCGGGGTGGTGGCCGCTGTCATCAGCGGGCCGGTGGTTCTTGCAATCGGACTGGTAGTCGGTGCACTTGCCTTACTCTACACCGCTTGGAACAGCAATTTCCTCGGTATTAGGGATGTCACAGCAAACGTTGTCGGGTGGGTCTGGAACAAGATCGAGTCGTTCCTCAACTGGATTGGGCCCTACTGGAAGCAGTTCACCTCTGCGGTCCTCAAGGGCCAGTGGGGTGACGCATGGACGGCGGTTCAAAATCTTGTTCGGGATGCCATCCCCAAAATTGCCAAGTTCCTGCTTCGGCTGGGGGTCCGAATCGCAGCATTCAGCCAAAAGTTCACGGCGACCCTCCATACCGGCTTCGAACTCGCCTTCGACCTGGCTGTTGCGGCTGCAAAACGCGGTGCGAATGGGATCATCGGATGGGTCGAAACGGCCGTTAATGCGGTCATCGGCGGGATCAACACGATGATTTCCAAGGTCGAATCGAAGGCAAACATGTTGGCGTCCACGCTGAACAGCGCCTTTCCGGATCGGTACAATCTCCCCACACTCAGTTTTGGCCGACTCGGTTCAGTAGCCTTGGACCGCCTCGGCACGCGGTCGAACAGCCAGATCATCGAGGATGCGCGGCAGCGCCTCGCAGATCGGTTCTCACAAATCGACCAGCAAGAACAGCAGCGTCTCCAGAACATCCAAAGCGGTGGTGGCGACGTCAGCATCCAGAACAACGTCACGCTCGAACAGGGCGCCGTCCAGGTCCAGGGCGGGACCACCAGTCGAGCGAACGGCGAGCGCACGGGGAGCGCGATCGCCGAGGGCATCGGCGAACAGTTCGCCACCAGGAGGTGACCAGGCATGGCACCCCACGAGGACGTCCGGTTGGAAACGCCCGGTGGTGACGTCGTCGCCTACCTGGCGCCCAACTTCGAGATCAACCCCACGCTCAAGAACAACCTTTACTCCGAGAGCGTCACCGAGGGCAAAACCGTCGCCAGGGACAACCAGATCATCCAGCACGAGATCGTCGCGCAGGGGGTTTTCGAACACAGCGAGAACCTTCCGCCGGCACACGCGACCGACCTGGAGTCGGCTGACATGTTCGACAGCTCGCCGGTGACGCCCCGGATGCAGGTCAACCGCGTCGAGCACTACATGAAGTACGTCGGCGGGCCCTTCCACTTCTACGACGGCGACGACCATTACATCGCAGCGTCGGAGAGCGCCGTCGACGTCGAGGCCTCGCCGGCGATCAAGCCGAACGTCCAGATCAGCGAGTTTCGGCCACCGAAGCAGTCTGGCCGCCCCCGGTTCGAGTACATGCTGAAGCTCATCGTTGGGGTGAGTCGCTGATGGCTCAGGTCACCTGGCGGCTACTGGACGTCAACGCCGGCGAATACGACGATCGGTTGGTCGACGTTCCCGAGTGCACGGACGCGTACAACCGGTTCGCACGACGGGCCGTCGCCGAACTCGACGACCCCGACGGCACGGTCCCTACGGAGTATCCTCGGCCGACGAAGGTCGAACTGGAGGTTAAGCGCAACGTCGACAACTCGTTCAGCCGTCGGTTCGGAGGGTTCGTCGCCGGACACAACTCCACGCGGCAGGGGACCGAACTGGAGATCCTGAGCCACGACCAGTGGATCAAGCGGGCCGAAGCCGTCTTCCGGTCGTACACGGACACCGCGATCTCGACGATCATCACCGACCTCATCGACGCAAAAACGCCGCTCTCGATCGACGAGGTGAGCGTCGTCAACGATCAGTCGATCACGCGCGACTACGGCGGGGAGACGCTGGAGTCCGTCCTGGACGAACTCGCGGCCATTTCGGCAGGCGAGGAGTACGGCGCCACGGACACGGCGGCGTTCTTCTTCCGCCCTCGCGAGGAACGGTCGTCCCCCCGGGACTTCACCCCGGGCGAATACCTCGACGTCGAGTTCGAGGAGGACGGCAAGCGCGAGGCCAACCAGGTCACGATCTACTACGGCGGAAGTGACGGCAGCGCGATCCAGGTGAACGACCCGGCGAGTCAGAAGGAACTCCAGGACGAACTGGGGACCGACGACCCCGTCGTGATCCCTGCACCCTCGAAGTCCTACCCGGAGATCACGACCGAAGCGGCTGCCGAGCGGAAGGGCAACCAGATCCTGAACGACCGCTCGACGATCCAGACGGGAGAGTTGAGCACCTGGGAAGCCTTCGACGTCCGCCCTGGAGACGTCACCCGCGTGGTCGACCCGGAGCAGGACGTCGACGCCGACTTCCGCGTCGCAGAGATCTCCTACAGCTGGCGGTCCGACGAGACGGCCGTGGTCGTGGCGGAGAACAAACCAGGGGTCGTCGATCAGTTGGTAGCCCAATCGGAAGAAATCCAGCGCCTTGACAACCGCGCGGCGAACTCGGACGCGACGATCACCCGCTTCGAGAACCTCTCCCACGAGTTCTTCCAGGACTTCGAGTTGACGGTTCTCAAGCGGACGATCCCCGACGACCAGTTCCTGTGGGGCGAGTTGGCCGGTGGGTGGGGTGATCCCCGTGCCGGCGGCGGGCGCTGGGGCGATCGACGCGAGACTGACGAGGAGGTACTCAGCACATGGTAACCAGCAGAAAGGTCAACGCAGGGCGTAACGCAATCCGAGATTTCCTGAGCGGTGAGGTGGCAGCCCTCGCGCTCGGGACAGGGACGACCGATCCCAAGGTCACCGACACCTCGCTGGAGGCAGAGGTGATCGAGAAGGCTGCCACCGCCGAGGACGGTGGGAAGGGTGAAGTAACTCACACCATCCGGGTGCTTGCATCAGAGGCCAACGGTGAGACACTCGCAGAGCTCGCAACGAAGGCCTCGGATGGGACGATGGAGGACCGGTTGGTGTTTGCAGGCACTGAGAAGACGAACAACTTCGAGCTGGAATTCCGGCTCACGCAGACCACGAAAAACTCCTGAGACCCATGAGAGATCATCACGACGGCGACTTCGCGTTCGCCAACGACTTCAACAGCATCGTCGAGGCGCTCGCCGACGAGGCGGCCGTCCTCAATGGCTGTGCCGTCGACGACGGCGGCACCAATGACATGTCGGTCGACGTCGCGAGCGGGGAGATCCGGATCGGCGGCGAGGACTACTCGGTTAGTTCGCAGCCGGTCACGCTGGATGCGGCTGACGGGTCGGAGGATCGATACGACTTGGTCGTCGTCGGGACCGATGGCAACGCGGAGACGGTGACCGGCACGCCCTCGCCGACGCCCCAAGCACCGTCGATCCCAGCGAATCACGCCCTGCTGGCGATCGTCGAGGTCAGGGCTGGCGTCTCGGAGCTCTCGAACGCGGACATCAATGACGCCCGGGGCGTTGTTGCGAACCGCGACCCGCCCATCTTCGGCGACGGGTCCGACGGCGCAATCTCACACAGCTCCGCGGCAAACGTCGGAGGCGTCGTCAACGCGACGACGTGGGAGGTGGAGGCGGGGACGACGGTCACTCTCGACGACCCCGTCTTGATTGTTTTTGCCACCAACAGCATCACGGTCAGCGGAACGATCGACGCGGCTGGAATGGGTGCCACGGGTGGCGGTGGGGGGACGAACGATAACGGTTCAAACGGCGGGGATGCTGCATTCGTTCCCAACGGGACGGGGGGGTCCGGCGGCGGGTCATCCAATGCCTATAATGGTGGATCCGGCGGCGCCGGTGATACGTCGATCATCAGCGGACGAGGGCTCCTTCGAGGGTTTGGAGCGCTCCCCATGCACCTGCTCGAAAATGCGAGTGGCTACGCCGGAGCGGGTGGCGGCGGGGGTGGCGCGAGTTTTAACGACACGTCTGGCACAGGATCGGACGGCACCGCCCCCGGCGGTGGCGGGGGTGGAGGCGGAGATGGAACGGGAGGGGGGAGCAGTGGTGCCTCCGGCGGCGATGGGGGCGGATGCGTCATCCTCATCGCCCCGAACATCACGATCACCGGAACCGTCGACGTCTCCGGCCAGGATGGGGAAGACACGAGCAACAACGCCGGCGCTGGTGGTGGGGGCAGTGGTGGCGTGGTCGGCCTGTATTGTTACCAACTGGACGACAGCAGTGCGACCTACACGATCGCCGGCGGCGCCGGCGGATCGGCTGGTGGTGCCGGTGGGGACGGCGCTGCTGGAGCCGACGGGTTGGTCATCAAATCAGCACCGGGGGAGCAACCATGACTTTTCCTGCTGAAGAGGAGCCCGACGGCGACGCGCACGCGCCCCATCACTTCTACATCGGGCTGTTTCTCGCCGCCTTCGGCTTCGCGAGCATCTGGCCGTACTACCCGCAGACCGGCGCTGCCGTGACCGTACTCGGGACGCTCATGCTCCTCGACGACGTCCTCTCGCACGTCTGGGGGGTCTGGACGCCGCTGGACTGGGTCTGGACCGAGTACCTGGGGGGGCTTCGGCGGTAGGACTGTGGCTCAGTCTTCGACCAGCACTTCCTGGGTGATCGTCTCTTCACCCAGCACGTGGCAGCGGCCGAGTTTCTCCGACCGATCCTTCGTGTAGACGACTGCCGTCACGTTCCCGGGGTCGTACTTCTCGAATACCTCCTCGGGGATCTCGTCGACGGTCTGTGTGCCCAGGGGGCTCTGTCGTCGGGGGTTGGCGTCGGCGTAGGGCATCCCGTCACGCTTCCGATGCGGTGCCGCGGTAGAGAGACGCCAGTCGTCGACGCCGAGGCGGTCCTCCAGTTCGGTTTCGAGGCGTTTGATCGCCTGGTGCTGAGTGAGCGAATACTTCGCCGTCTGGGTGCGCTCACCTGGGGGCGTCCGGTCGGCCCACGCCGGCCAGTCAGCCTCGCCAGCGGTGCGATCGGTCTGGGTGGCGCTACTCATCGTCGTCTGAGCTCTCGCAGACGACTTCCCGGAGTTCTTCGAGAAGTTCGGGATGGTGTTCTTGAAGCATCTCCACGTCGCGGGGGAGTTCGTCCTGAATTCGCTTGCGGACGCGGGAAACTGCCTGGTAACGTTTCGAGTCTTCAACGTCAGCCTCGCCGCTGATTCGTTCGAATTCGGTATCCGTAATCAGGGCGCGGGACTTTGCCATGCCAGTCGCTTGCGGGTGTGGCATAGTAGTTCCTTATATTCGCAACCCCCAAGTAAGTTGCGAATACTCCTAACGATAGGAGTATTCAATACGTTGCGTATATTCGCAACCTATAAGATGCTGGCCGATAGACTATGAAGTAGGAAGCGCGGGACGCCGGTCAGAAGTTGGCCGGGGCGTGCTGGTACACGCCCGACCGCGCTTCGAGCCAGACCAATGGACCGAAGCAACCATACGAAATCACGACTCGAACAAAACCGTTCCGACCAGGGCGAGCGATTCGTCCCGCTCGAAGCACCGGCGCCGATGACCCACCAGAAGCTCGCGACCGCTCGCGACCAGGACGTCGACGTCGACGACGGCCAGGAGCGCGTCTACGCGGTCGCCCATCTGGACGGCGTCGTCCAGCGCCCCGCCGACGAGTACGAGGTCGAGGCGCGGTCGGTGCTCTACGCGACCGAGGACGGAGAGCAGGTCTGTGAACGCTGGTATCTGGGCGCCGATGCGGATGGGTTCGACGCGATCGACCGAATGGACGTCGTCGCCGGCGACGACCTCGAACCGATCGGCGAGCGAGCGCGTCGATACAGCCCCATCGTCCAAAAGCATCCGGAGGTCGGCCAATGAGCGTCCAGCGACCCCGGCAGCCCGACGCCCCGGACCAGATCGCCGAGCGGACGGTCAACGCGCTCACGGAGGCGATGGTCGTCGACGAGCACGACCGCCAGACCTGGAGTGACCGCGAGGTCAAGGTCTACTCCGGAGAGAACGAGCGGTATCTGGTCCACGTCGGCGCGCTGAACTGTACGTGTAAGGACTGGGAGTACCGCAAGCCCGAGGGCGGCTGCAAGCACATCCGGCGAGCACGATACGCGCTCGGCCTCGACGAGGTCCCCGACTGGGTCGACCGGAGCGCGCTGGATCCGTCGCTGCGGCTGCGGGTTGAGGAGCGTGATGCCCGATGACCCGGGTCGCCGAGGCGGTCGCGACCACGCTCGGGATCGTCGACGACCGCGTCGCCATGTCGGCCGACGTCGACGCCGACATCTACCTCGATCGCCCCGACGCCCGACCCCTCTCGTCGGGTGAAACCCACGCGACCCTCCGCATCTCCGGCGAGGACGCCAGTGTCGCCATCGAACTGGATCACGACGACCTGGAGGCCGTCGCCGACGCGCTCGCAGACGCCCGGACCTGGGAGGACGACCCATGAGCTTCGTGACCCAGCTCGAGGATGGCCTCTGGCTCACCGAGCACGTCGTCTCCGATCCTGAACGGCTTCGCGAGGAGGGTCGGTGCGGCAGTCGCCCGGCGCCGTACGCGATCCGGACGGTGTGGGACGTCGACGTCCAGTACGGCGAGATCGTCGCGACGCCGCGGCGGGTTGATCGGATGGACCGGGCGACCCGCAGCGGCCACACGTCACCCGTCCGGAAGAGCCAGGTTGTTGACGGTCACGTCGAGGACCTGGAGCGGAAGCTCGTCCTGGAGCACGGGGCCGATCGGGAGGACATTCACATCGAGTACGAGGGCCCGCTGCCATGACCCGGTACCACGTTGTCTGTCACGACTGCGAATTCGAGGACGTCGTCGACGACGAGACCGAGGCCGAGGCGGACGTCGAGGAGCACCGGCAGACCGAGGGCCACGATGTCGAGTGCCGGAGGGTCGACTGATGCGGTCGTTCGCTGACGAGGACACTCACTTCATCGTCTTGGAGTCTGACACCCCGTGGACCGTTGACGGGTACAACCTGGGCGAGCCGACTGGCGACATCAAGTGCGCCGAGTGTGGAGCGGTCGCCGGGAATATCGACGAGATCGACCACAATCTCGTCGACGGTGAAAAGTGCGACCAGGAAGACGTCCACTCTGAGTACTTCGAGTCCCTGCACCAGGACTGACCCCCTCCGGAAGTACCGCGCCTGTTTTTATACGGTCATATCAAATGTAGTGGGTATGATCGTTGACACGGACATTTTCCGTGAACAGTGGGTCCCCCGGCGGCTCCAACACCGCGAGGGGGCCGTCGACGTCCTCTCCCACGCGCTTGCCCCCGGCCTCGGGCGGCGTGTCGGCGACGACGTGTTGATCGCCGGCCCCAGCGGCGTCGGTAAGACCGTTCTCTCCCGCCACTGCCTCCGGATCGTGGGCGAATCGCGACATCTTCCGAACGCTCACCTCCGGTCTCTGGGGATGTCCACCGCGACGATGCTCCGGGAGTGTATCGAGCAGCACCCATCGGGGGCGAATGCCGTTCCGGCGAACAGGTCGATAGAAGAGCTTCGCGATCGGCTCCAGGAGGCCGTCGGCGACGGGCCCTTCACCGTGATCGTCGACGAGGCCGACGACGTCGACACCGATGGACTCGAGGCGCTGATCGACACACCGAACCTGTCGATCGTCGTGATCTGCCACGACGAAGATCGGTGGCTCGCCAACGTTCCCGACGGCGTTCGGCGCCGCATTGCCCGAACGATCACGCTCGATCGCTACGGCGTCGACGAGCTCGCGGACATCCTGGAGGCCCGCGCAAACCTGGGGCTTCGCACCGACGCGATCACTCGCCAGCAGCTGGAGCGGATCGCTGACGGCGCCGCCGGTGTCGCCCGCATGGGGATCAAAGCTCTGGAGAGTGCGGCCGAGATCGCGACCGAACGCGGCCACTACCCCATTGCCGACGAGGACGTCGAGGACTCCTTCGAGCGGGCGCGGCGGAAGGTTCGCCGAGCAAACCTCCGGTCGCTGTTGATGCACCACCACGTGCTATACGAACTGATCCGTCTTGCGGGCGAGATCTCCGGAAGAGAGCTTCACGACCGCTACGACGCGGTCTCGGAGGACGTCTACCAGGGTTTCGCGCCGACGCCGATCTCTCGCAGGGCGAGGCGCAACAAGCTCGCGAAGCTCCGCGAGTACGACCTGATCGAGGTGGAAGGCTCCGGCATCGACCGAATGTACCGGGTGTGCGACGAGACGATCGAGTCGCCCCTCTCCGTGGACGTGCGTGACCCCGCCGAGCAGTAACCCCGTCAGTCAGCCGTCGCTTTCGGAGTCGATTTCGGATTTCCCTCGTCCATTTCCTCCTCCAGCTCGTCGATCAAATCATCAATGCACTGTCGCAGCAGATCACTGCGGCTGACCTTCTCTTCCGATCCCGGCCCTAAGGACACGTTCTTCTTGCTGATTAGGTGGTCAAGATAGTCCACCTTCTCCTTTTTCGCCCTAAATGAGTACGTCTTGAGGTCCTCGTCTTCGCCCATACGTATTCCCCGATTGCAGTAATACAAAAGGCTCCGCCCCATAATGCTGTATTACAGCAATACAATTAAGTCAGTCCGTGCAATACTGTAATGCGCGATGCCAGTAACCACCGTCAGGCTATCCGAGGACCTCAACGAGGACATCGAGGATCTCCTCGGGTACAACGACACGAAATCTGACTGGCTCAGGGAGGCTGCCGAAGAAAAACTCGAAAGAGACAGAGGCGGCCCTGAGGATCGAGACGGAGCCGGTGAAGACGATTCTGCGGAGGTGGACCCCCGCGCTGACGCCTGACTCACCCTGAGAGCATCGACTATCGAGTAACAGGATTGCCGGCGTGTGCCAGCACGCCGGCCTACCGCAGGATTCCCATGCCAGCCCACACCCCACGCACGGATAGTTACAAACCGGGTACCCCGACTCCCGGTGCAGTAAGTACGGCTTACCGGGTTCGTCGCGATACCCGGAAATACCGCACCCACCTTTATACGTCGTTCACAAACAGACGACGTAGCTCCGCGGCCCCCGCCGGACGCGCTCTATCTGTCCAGGATGCACGCGCCCGGCCTGCCGCGGGTTACGCCCCCAGTGAAATGACTACGGACGCAACCGGGTCGGGGTTAGAGGCCCCGGCCCATGAGGTTTCTGGAGCACAGCCGAGACAGCGACTCGTCACCGACGGTGGTCGCCCTTATGGTGATCACGAACTCGACGTCGCGGTCTCCATCGATGAGCTGCGCGCGCTGACCGACGACGTCGTCGTCCGGACCGGCAACACGGACAAGCAGCTCCACTACCCGGCCCCGGACGAGGACGCCGATGGTCCCTGGCCACTTTGTGGCCCCTTGCTCGACGGCCACTCCACGGCGCCGCGGCGCTGGGGCGGTCCCTTCCTGGAGCGAGCCGTCGAGGTCTTCCCCCAGGGCTGGCACGACTGGTGCGGCTACTGTCGCTGGATGGGCGCCCAAGTCGCCGATGGTCGGGAGGAGTCCCTTCGGGCAGCCCTCGACGCCCTCGTCGCGCGCGGTGATCGGCGCGAACACTCCCGGACGGTCGCGACCGACGGCGCCGGCGGGTTCCACAGCGCCCCCGTCCACGAGGACACCTACCGCTTCGAGGAGGGCCCCGAGCCCGGGGAGATCCCCGACCCGGACCAGATCTGCTACGAGTGCGCCGACGAGGCGCTCGATCAGTGCGGCAGCTGTGGGATCGGTCTTTGCGGCCGGCACAACGAAGTCCAGGGTGGGTTCTGCTCGGAGTTCACGACCGTCGCCGGTGACGTCCCCGCCTGCGTCAACGAGGTCTGGGGCGTCATGATCAACCCCGCGCTGGGGTACGACGAGGACGTCGACGTCGTCGTCACCCCCGGGTCGGGGTCCGACGTCTTCCACGTTCCCGTCGACGACGACGGGACGACGGCGCCGCTGTGCCGTCCCGAGGAGGACGCCAAGGAGCGCCGCCCGCTGGCGTCGATGCTGAAGGCCGATCGCCAGCTGTGTGAGCTCTGTGAAGGCGCGATCATGAACGAGTTCGGCGACGACGAGGGGGGTGACGGCGAGTGACCTTCCTCGATACGCTCGTCGGGATCGGGTTCACCGACAACGGCGAACCCGAGGTCACGATGCTGTCCTCTCCAACCGGCGACCGGGCATGGATCGTCGATGCTGCGGAGATCGACGGGTCCGGCCAACACCCGGAACCGTCGGAGGAGGACGGTTCCTGGATCCAGGCCGCCCGCGACGACCTCGTCGACCTCGAGGAGGTGGCGTAG